CCCAGTGATAGCACATCACTGTATTCTGTAAGAATTTCTGTGACACCGGTGGTGGGTGCACCTTCTTCTACGGTACCATTGCCGATAAACAATCGTCGTTTGTCAACACTCCAGCCCAGCTCTGCACTGGCCAATTGTGGGAAGTTTTCTTGAAGTCCTCGACGATGTTGTATTCTCGAGATTTGCACTACTGCCATAATTCGTTCCTAAATACTTGTATTGTGTATTTAGTTCATACGATAATACTGCTCAACTCGTTTCATCCACTCTGTGTGCCAGTGGCCAAATTCTTCTGGGCCCAGCTCAAATTCCAAGTACTGCGGTGTTTCTTTTTCATCTCGGGGCTTGACACACATGAGAATAACACCCGTGTTAATGTTGGTGCCGTGTGTTTCGTTGTGTGCAGCCGCATAGGCTGCCAACTGAATAAAGTAGTCATCAATGTATTCACGCTTCTTGACCTTGTTGCTTTGCTTGAAGTCCATGATAGCAGGCTGACCTTTCCATACTCCCACAAGGTCTGTGGTGCCAGCATATAACCCACTATAATATAGGGGAACTTCTGAGCCCCAGTATTCGTTGACATGACACAGTCCTTTGAGTATGACTTCTGCCGCCATGAACCACGAAGGCTGTGCAAACGGATTGGTGGGGAAATCGCCAATGTCATCTTCTTTGACATAGCGTTCCAAATAGGTGTGCATACGTGTGCCGCGATTGGCAGCTTCAGTAACAATTTGTTGTGCTCGATCTTCGCCTACAGCCCGGCGCCAGTTGGCTAGAGCTTGTCGACTTTCTTCACTTTTGGTACGATCCAGAATAGTGGTAACGCTGGGAACTTTGCTGCCGTCTGGTAATGCATAGTGGCGTTTGCCCTCTACGCTTTCTCTTGCTAGCGGAGTATAGTTATATTTTGCAATGATCATAAGTTACTATTATATAGTAAGCGATCCTAGATGTCAATAAATATTTTGATGAAAATACTTGTAAGTGGATGCAGTTTTACACAATGGCCGGATGGTCCTGGAGGGCCCAATACTTGCTGGCCAAGATACTTAGGCGAAATCAATCCAGCCCTAAACATTACTAGTGTAGCAGAAGCCGCTGCCGGTAATCAATATATCTGCGAAAGTGTTATACGTATGATATTAGAAAATCCAGATGCATACGATCACGTTATTGTAATGTGGTCGGGTGTGAGTCGGTTAGACTTTCTAACCAGTTTAGAAGATAAAGGATGGCGAGGACTATTTGACAGCTATGGATTTTATCGAAAGTTAACGAATGATAAACTAGGATGGATCTTTAGTGGCGGGCAAATAGGAACTTGGTTTCGCAACGCCGTTGCACACAAGATATTTAACGAACAATACAAAGTATCAAGTCCATTAAGTCTTGCAAGCATCAACCTAACAGAAATGGTTAAATTGCAAAATTTCTTAGAGAATAAGAATATTACATTTACATTTATGAGCTATGTCAATTACTGGGGGTGTGGTGACTATGTTAGTCCCAACGGAGACTTTGGTGTTGCTGACATACCTGAGATACAATATCTTGTACGAGAACTAGATTTTGATAAATGGTTCTTTACTAATGATGCCAAAGACGGTTTGTACGAGTTAGCAAAAGAACTCAATGATTTTATGGAAGATGGGTTCCACCCGGGTGCCGCAACACACCAAGCGTGGGCAGAATTAGTTAACCGTAGAATTAATAACTGATCTAATCTTCTCTGCACTATATGCAGTCCAATCTCTGGACATGATTAATTCAAAATTATGTTCTGCAATTGGTTTTAATTTTTCAAAGATTTCTTGTTGTGGTTGAGTGCATAACCACTTGACTTGATCAAATGCCGCGGCATAACGAAGATTGTCGTCGATGATTAAATCATAACTCTCGTCTATGATACTGTTAAAAGTTTTGAACCCAAGATTACGTAAATTGTGTAAGAACTTATAACCAGTGAATGCCACAAATAAACGTCTAGCAATAAACGGCTTTGCGGTTTTCTCACTCCAAAAACTTAGTGTATTGTCATGATCAGTTTCGGCAACGATACTATATGCTGTGCTGTTAAACACTGCTAAAGGAATGACTCTACTTAATCCAGTATATACTCCATCATAGGTCACAGGTCCGGCTGTACCGGGTTGCTGATTACCAATCACTTCTACGCCCGGTTCCCACACAAAATAGTCTTTGGCATAAAATTCATTATCATTCCATTGTCCACCATAAGGAATAATGAATTGATCTTGAAGATTATTTGACTGCACACAGTTATATACAAAATCTCTGTGTGGCTTAGGACTGCCCAATAGTGCATCAAACATCTTGGGTTTAACATTGTAGGATTTAATTTGTTCAACTCGATGCGGCAATTGTTTGTATAGATTGCTGGTTGTTTTAAACCAGTCACCCCAGTAGATAATATTTTTATTCATATCATCGCGGTCGTTAACCACTCCGGCAACTACCCAGTAGACATTTTCGTGATGGCATTGATCCCATATACGCCAATGAAAGTTGTGTAGTTCACTTTCAAACGTGAATACCAATTTGCTCACTTCACTAAGTTTGTTTATTTTATCCTCAAATCCGTGATATGCAGTACAGTTAATATCGTGATCACAATGCAATCGATGCGTTGTAAATGCTATTTTTACAGGATCAGTACTTGCGACATATTCTTTAAAACTATGACATAGGTAATATTCTCCTAAGTCAATTATAGGTAACCATTCTGAATCAAGTACGTTACTATCACTATAAACTATCATACTCGAAAACTTTCTCCGCAGCCACAGCGGTCACGTTCATTGGGGTTACGAAATTCAAAGCCTTCATTAAGGCCTTGTCGCACATAGTCCACTGTCATGTTTTTAAGGTACACATCATCTTTGAGATTTACCAACACAACAAAATCAGGTTGTGCATAATTGGTGACATACTGTTCAGGCGTATATTCCTTAACGTATTCTAACACATAAGCCAAGCCCGAGCAACCGGTGGTTTTTACACCAAGGCGTATACCAGCATAGCCTTTGGCATCCAGTAATTTTTTTATTCTAGTTCGCGCCGCATCAGTTAATGAGATCATGCTTTTTGCGATAGTCGGCTACTGCGGCTTTGATGGCGTCTTCGGCGAGGATACTGCAATGTATTTTAACAGGTGGAAGAGCCAACTCCTCGGCGATGTCGCTGTTTTTAATACTTGACGCCTGGTCCAGCGACATTCCTTTGACCAGCTCTGTGATGAGCGAAGAGGAAGCGATTGCAGATCCGCATCCATATGTCTTGAAACGAGCATCTCTAATAATACCATTGTCATCTACCTTTATTTGTAATCGCATTACATCGCCACAGGCCGGAGCGCCCACCATACCGGTACCTACATCAGCATCCGCGGCGTCAAACTTGCCCACGTTGCGTGGATTTTCATAGTGGTCAACAACTTTATCTGAGTAGGCCATTATCGTATGTCTTCGGTGTGTTTGTGTTTGGCGGATTTACGAAGTATCTTGAACCAAACTTTTTTTTCTTTGGCACTATCGTGTGCAAAGATGGCTTTGTATAATTTGTGTCTTAGTTCTCGTAGTTTCATTGTGAGCAGGTCCTTGTTCTTGTAATGGTGCCATCGGAGTTCTGGATTTCGGTCCAGGCAGTGCAGTTTTGTGTTTGTCCATAGTACACTGTGGCAGGAGGTACAGGAGTCTGTTGTACTATGACTGGTTGTTGTACAATCACCGGCGGTTGGTTACGTGCTATTTCATAGCCAATCACACCACCAATGATAGTGGGGGCAACCCAACCGTAATTGTATCCTGGATGGTATCCATGATGGTGATGATGATACCTAAAGCCTGGTTGGGCCAATGCACAAGTACCAGTCAATGCTAATATCAAAGCTAGAATTCTTTTCATAACTATCTCCTTTAAGACTGTGCATATACAACGCCACAGAGGGCAGAAATGTTGACTGTCTTATACAGTTATTTACATTATACGGGAATTAGCTACGATTTGCAAGAGCCGATTTGGCCATTGCACCCACGGTCTTTTCTGGTGGTGTTCTGGGTGCGTTCATGTCTCCAGGCACAGCCGAAAAGTCATCTTCGGCATTGCTTTGTAGATAAACGTATTTGGTACCATTGTCATCATCGCTGATGTCTTTGACAAAGTTCTTGACTGTGTCATTGGTTTTGAATGCATCCAAAAGGGCTTCTAAATTGAAGGCTTCGGAACCAGGAATACCTTGCACCATGTTGATCAGGGCGTCTACACGAATTTTTGGTACAAGATGTTGATTGCCTGCACGACCTTTTAAGAACTCTAAGGCTGAAATAAGATTGGCATCACCGCGATCAACGGCTTCGTCCTCGATCATCTCAGCATGATGTTCTGAAAATTCTTTTAGTCTCATTAACGACGCTCTCTGCCCAGAGCCTCTGGGCCGCCTGCGGCAGCGTCAGTTGCGGCAAACTCGTCACCAGCATCAAGATCGCTGGTTGGAGGTACGCCGCCAGGAACTTCGCCAGTGGCCATGCCAGCCATTTCGTCTCCGCCTAGGCCGCCGCCCATTCCCATGTCCATGGGTTGTGCAACTTGTTCGCCTGCCAATGCACGGCTCGCTGTGTCAGCTGTTTCTCTGGCGGCACCCAGTTGTGCAGACAGATCAGTGATCATGGGAGTCATTGCAGTTTTGAATTGTTCGGCTTGTTGGGCACCAATTTGGTCACGGATGCTGTCCAACAATGCCGGCATTTGCTCGCTTTGTAGTTTGCTAATTTTTTCTAACATGTCTTGGACACTGTCAACAATGTTCTTGGCAGCCAAGATGGCTTCTGATTTGGCCATTTCGCTTTCGGTAACAAACTGTTGACGGTTCTCACGCATCCATGTGTGCAGACTTTCGCGCACCATCAACATTTCCATGTAGGTGGAGTTTTTCTCTACGGCGCCAGCACCGTGGCTACGACGAACTTGATCAATGCTTTCGCTTAGACCACTGGCTAGTCGGTAGGCTTTTTTAAACGTCAGTTTATTAAAGTCAATGGCATAACCAAAGCGACTTTCGACCACTTGGTTTAGTTTTTTTGCGGAAGGCTTGGTGCCCATTTCTTGTAGTCTCATAGTAGTCTTTCCTGAACTTTCAAATATTTAGCAGTATTTATAGTTTTTTCTAATTCTTGATTTGCATAATCCAGTTGATA